TGGAAGTACGTCTTGACGACATCGTCCGGGTTCAGCTTGGGCTCGTTGAGCGCCGTTTGCTTGAACAGGTTGGCGTTGACGCCGGTTTTGAACCGAGGCGCGTACTGCGTGCGGTAAGTATCCAGCGCCCCGCGGTACAAACCCTTGGCCTCATCGGACAGCGTGGCGCTGCCCGCTATTGCATCGTCAATCGACTTGTGCAGGTTGCCCAAGTTGCGCAGCGTTGTGGCCGCAGCCGGGTCGCTTGACCGTGCGGCAGCAGCAATGTCGGCGTTGATGGCTTTGCGCACGTCATCAAGCTGCGCCAACGTCACCTCAGGCGCGCCAGCAGGCGGCGTCGGGGCTTTCAGTTTGGACGACACGACGCCAGCACCAACCGGCTTGGCGGCGGGGGCTTTTGGCTGCAGCGACAGCAGCTTGCCAACGGTAGCCGGCGCGGTGCTGGGGTCAAACGTGGACAGTTCGCGCCCGAGAATCGACTCGGCTTCTTTGACGACGTTGCTGACGTCGATCTTGTCGTCGCCGGCTGCCGCAAACGCTTTCGCGTATGCCGGCTCGACCACCTGTTTCTTGACTGCTTCCTTCTCAGCCTCGGCAGCAGCCAACAACGTCTCACCAGTTTCGCGCTGGCTTACGGTAGTCAAACCACGGTCGATCTTGGCTTTGGCCTTAGCGGCTGCCGCTTGGAACTTGGCGTCTGCCCGCCCCTGCTGTGCCAGACGAGCTTGGTTGGTCTGCGCAGCCATCGCGGCGTAGTCCGACGCCATTGCCGGCACCTTCGACGCTTGCGCCTGAAGCGCCGAGAACCGCACACTGCCCGCAGGCGCGGCCATCTCACCGGCAGTCGGCGCCGCGCCTGGCACAGCAGACGGCTTGCCGCGCAGCGCGGCGATGATGTCGTCGCCCTTGTTGTCAAGGGCCTGCAAGTAGGTGTCGAACTTGATGTTCTTGATCTTGCTGGCGTACTCGCCAGCCTTGGCCACGGCAGGGCCAACGATGCCACGGCCAATACCTTCCATCACGGACCCAACCGCAACGTCTTTGGCGCCGGTCCCTACTGCCTCAAGCGCGGTGCTTGGGCCTTGACGGTATCCCAGCGCCGTCTCCAGCACGTCTAGGCCACCTTTGGCCAGACCGTAGCCAAGACCCGCACCACCGATAGCACCTGCTGGACCCAACGGAGTCCCTAGCGCCGCACCGCCAACGCCGCCCAGCGCCTCGACCGTAGGCCGAACAAACTCAATCGCGCGGCGCCCGAACGGAACTTCTGACGGTTGAGCGGGCGCATTTCCTGTGCCCGCAATGGTCACCCTGTAGACGCCATCGGGAGCCTTGATCGACTCTATGGATTGGGCGGACGCGGCTGCTCGCCCGCCATCCAGTGACTTGACCGCCTTGCCAAACTCCTTCTGCGCCCGCGTCTGAACTGCGTCAGGCGTGACGTCATCGGGCGCGTTGCGATAGACGTGTGAAGTACCGTCGTCGAATGTGACCGTGATGTCGCGTGGCATTACCAGTTACTCACAGTTGCGCCGGATTTAGTTGCGGCTGGTGCTGGCGCTGCGCCGGCAGGCGTCACAGCCCCACCGGACTTGCGCCCCTTAGGTTGCGTTGACTTTGGCGGCGGTAGGTCTCTGAACTGCGGGAACCGCTCAAAGTCTTCACCGAACTGGCGTGAATACTCATCGCGCATTCGCTCCATCGCGCCCAATGCCTGCGCCTCTACAAGACCAATCTGTTCCAGTAAAGGCCCTGCGCCCTTAACAGGATCAATGGCCGCAATCTGATCGGAAAGAATTTTCCACTCTTGGTTAGCGATAGATCCAATCGCGCCTGTTGCCGCAGCTTGCGCTTTACCAAGTGCAGTGATCTTGCCTTTCAAATTCGCCAAACGAGTTTCTGCTTGCGCGGCTTGGCCTTCCGGAAACGAAGGCAACATGGTGCCCGTAAACCCGGTTGCTCTTGACAGTCCTGGCGAAGATTTGACAGCAGCAATTGAATCCAGCACATCTTGCGTCGTTTGCAACGCGGACGATGCCGACTTGAATTCCTTGCCCAGTTTGTCGCGCCGCGTCGCCTCTTGCGCAGCGGTGAGCGGCTTGGCGGCGGGCTCTTTGGCAGGCGCTGCCGCTCCGCGCTCTTGCGTAGCCGCGATGGCCGCTGCAGGGGGTGTGATGAACTGCCGCGTCTCGCGGTCAAATACCAACTTGCCGACCGGCACAAATTTGTCGGCAAGTTTTGGTGTTTCTGGCTTTGTCGGCGCAGTAAATATCGGCGTGGTTGAGCCGGGCTGAAACACCGACGCGCCGGGGGCAACAACCATCGGCTTTTCAGGCGTTGGCAGCGTCGGCAGCAGCGCCTTGCCCTGCTCACGCATTCGAGGGCTAGGGCTGCGAAGCATGTTCTGCACTTCTTCGCGCGTTGGGGCAGCGCCAGGCGCGGCGCTTAAGCGCTGGCTCTCGCGCTGGTACAACTCCTCTTCATCCAACGCCTTCAAACTCTCGCGGGCAAACTGAATCAACGAAGGCTCTTCGGCCTGAACGCCAGACTGCAGCACTTTCATCAACGTCGGGCGGTCCAGATTGTTTCCACCCTGTGCCAGCGCTTCTGCCGCGCCGGTCAAAAACTGTTGACGTTGCGCCGCCCGCGCTTGCCGCGCTTGCCGTTCTTGAGTCACCGCCGCTCGGTCTTCACGTTGCGCCAGCATGTTCTCGCGCTGGAACTGCATCTGCTCGACCTGCGCCTGACGCAGCATGTTGCGCTCCTGCTGCGCCTGCGCGGCCTGCTGGCCGGCTGCAAACTGCTGGCCGAACGAAGGAACTTGCGAGAGGATGCCGAAGTTGAGTGCCATGTTCGTTCCTTACGGGCGAGGATAACCGAGGTACTGGCCGGCCAAGTACCCTAGGTTACCAAACGCATTGCCATACGCCGCGCCCTGCGCCAGCAACGCGTTGCCTGCGGTCTGCCCCTGCTGCATGGCAAGGTTGCTCAAGTTGGTCGCGGTGTTGGCCATCAGGTTACCGGCTTGGCTGCCGTAATTCTGACCCGCAGCCGTCAACTGCTGCGCCGTCGTGCCGCCGATGCCGGCCAGCCCAGCCAGACGGTTGTACTGATCGGCCTCGCGCTGACGCAGCGAGTTGTAGCCGGTCAGCGCCCGCCCATACATATCGCTTTCTTGCGACCGCAAAGCGTTGTAGCTGGTCAGCGCCCGGCCGTACTGCTCCTGCTCCCGCTGCCGATTGATGTCGTAGCCGGTCAGCCCGCGCCCGTACTCTTGCGCCTCGCGTTGGCGGGCGATGTCAAAAGCGGTCAGCCCCCGCCCGTACTGCTCTTGCTCGCGCTGACGCGCTGCGCCGTACTCGTTGAAAGCCCGACCGTAAGCGTTGCCAAACTCTTGCGAAGCCATGTCTTGGCCAAAACGAGTCAGCGCCTTGCCAGTGCCGCCGCTCAGCAGACCGCCACGCGCTGCTGCGCTGCGCTCCAGCGCTTTCAAACCTTCGCTCAGACGGAAGCCGTAGCCAGGGTCGGCTTGGAAATTTTCAGCGGTGAACTTGAACGCCTCTGGTTGCTGCCCGCCGTACTCAAACGTCGGCTGCTGGCCGGTGTACTGGAACGCTGCCGGCTGCTGGCCGCCGTAGGCAAACTGAGGAATCTGCCCACCGTACTGGAACGCTTCCGGCATGGCGTTGGTACGCCCCTGCATTTGCGCAAGCGCGTTGGTGCCGGCTTGGTAGTACGGCTGTTGACGGGCAACCGCCTCGTCATACATCCGCGTTTGCAGCGCCAGCGCCTCGCGCTGCGCGTCGCGCTGCAGCTCTGCGGCGCGGGTGGACGCCGCAGCAGTTGCTTGCGCTGCGTCTTTGGCCGATTCACCTTGCGTGTAACCGCTAATCAACGAGCCCAGCGCGGGAACAAGATACGCGAAGGGGTTGGTGGCAGCGTTAGTAGCCGCCGTAGTAGCCGCTGTGGTAGCGGCTGTTGTGGCTGCGGTGTTTGCCGCTGTGTTAGCCGCAGTGGTTGTTGCAGCCGTCGTTGCCGGACCGGTAGCCGCTGGGCCAGTAGCCGCTGGGCCGGTGGTCACAGGCGTAGTTCCCACTACCGCAGGGGCTGTGCCAGTGCCCGCAGTGTTAGCGGCAATCAAAGCATCTGCCGGCGTGGCTCCGGCTGCAATCGCCGCATCGTAAGCGGCAGTCTGCGCGCCAGTCATGCCGAAATCGGTGGCCGGCATCCCGGCAAAACCGGCAGACGGCAAAAGCCCCGGCACCGTAGACGCCGCAAGCGTCGCAGGCGCCAGCGCGCCGTAACCCGGCGTGCCAATCGCTGCTTCCAACTGCGCAGGCGTCAGGCCCGTAGCGCCAGACAGCGTGCCGGCGCCTGACGGCGCGCCGCCAGTCGCCGCAGCCGTGCCGGGGCCAAAGATGCTAGGTTGGCCAAGCCCGGCGCCAAGCGCGTTGGCGCCGACGGCAAACGCTGCCAACGGCGCCATATCCTTGGCAAACTGGCCTGTCAAATCAACAATGTTGCCAGGCTTTTTGAACGTCTGTTCACCTATCAAATTTCCCTCGGCGTCAAACCGAGTGAACTTGTCGGCGCCTGCAGACGTTCTGGACGGGTCGTAAACGGCGTAGCCTTCAACAGGGCCCGGAGCCTCACCAGTTTCAAGAGAAGCCGGCTGCGACTGAATCGGTTGAACAATCAGATTAGGGTTCTGCGCACGGAACTGGTCCAACGCGCTGCCGGCAGAACTACTGCCAGCAGCCAGCGCGTTCGTTGCGCCGCCAGCGGCATAGCCGTTCTGGGACATCCAATCGATGTCGCCCTGCGACACGCCGGCCTGCAGCAGCTGGTCAGGCGTTACACCGTTGGCGTTGAACCAGTTGATCTTGGCCTGCGGAGAGTACGTCGACCAGTTGTCGGGCAATGCAAGACTAGCGTCAGCAACGCCGCCAGCGCCGTCGTTCTCGGTGTAGTACTGCGTGCGCAGATTGTTGATAGCCATGATTTACCTCACCCGATGCGCCAGTTGGTGCCGTCGCTGTACACAGGAACGCCGTTAGCCCCGCCGCCAGCCACAATCGACGCAAACGTGGTTGCGTTGGCGTTGGTGACAAACGCCCGGGCCCCCGCACCTGCAGTAGCCGCAGCCGGCAGTGTAGCCACGGTCAGTGTGCCGTGGTTGAAATACTTGACGCTGAACGTGAGCGTCAAACCGGGCACGCGCATAGACGTGACGTCTGCGTTACCCAACGTAACTTCGTTGCTGACCGTGGCCGACGACACATCGGCGTCGTAGCCGATCACCGTGTTGTTCGACCCCGTGGTCAGCGCGTTGCCGGCCTGGTAGCCGACGGCGGTGTTGTTTGAGCCGGTGGCCGACAACAGCGCGTCACTGCCTACGCCGGTGTTGTTTGAGCCGGTCAACGCCGCGTTCAACGCTCGGTAACCAACAGCGGTGTTGTAGTTGGCTGTAGTGGCAGTCGTCAGCGCGTTGTAACCGACAGCGGTGTTGTAGTCGCCGCCCGTGTTGGCGTCCAACGCCGATGCCCCAAACGCTGTGTTCTGAATGCCGTCCGTGTTGGCCGTCAGCGCGTCATAACCAGTGGCGGTGTTGTTGGAGCCGGTGGTGTTGGAGTCCAGCGCAGTATTGCCAATCGCCACGTTGGTAGCGATCTGATTGCCGCCTTGGCCAACCGTGATACCAACCTCTTTGGTCAGTTCGTACGAGGCGTAAATGTTGTCGTCTGTTTTGATCAGTACGCCCGTAGACGTCTGCAGCACAAACTTGTACGCCGCGCCTGCCGTCAACCAAATCTGCGCTGGCGTGCGGCCAGCGCTATCAAGCACGATAGGGTTGGTGTTATTAGCGGACGCGGACGAGTCGGTGTACGTCAACACCGGCGTAGTGGTGCCAGCGCCGTAGGTGTAGATTAGCCCGCCGTTGAGCGGCACGCCGTTGTTGTCGAAGAATTGAGCGCCTGCGCCCGCGTACAAGGAAAGGCTGATCGCCATGATGCCCTCTTACTGTTGAATCTGAGTGACGGTCAGCAGCACCGCTGCGGCTGACGGAGCATACGCGGTCGCAGGCGCCGCCGACAGCGACAGCGCGGTGTCCGACACCGCCCACATCAGTTCAAGATAGTCGTTAGCCTGCAAAGAGAAAAACTCCGACACGCTGATTGCAACATACCCGCCGTTGCTGTCAAGCGAAACAATAGCGGTGCTGTTGGTGTAATTTATGGTGCCGTTCCTGCGGAACCACGCCCGCGCGTTTTTGGACGATGCGTTGGTCGATGTGAACTGATACCGGGCTGTAAATTGATACAGCCCTGACTGCGGCACTTTGATCTGCGTGGTCGGGCTGCCTTGCAACACCACGCCCTCGGCGATCTCTGTCGTATCCAGCGAAATTGCGTAAGCCGTGTTAATGACCGCCGCGCTCAGGTTGCTTGTGCGCGTGAACTCGCCGTAGTACTTCTGCTGTTCAATCGTGGGCCGCACAAACACCACCCCCGCCGTGGCGCTTTTGATCAGCACGGCGGCCAGCGGAATCACGTTGTCAGGCGCTGTTGGCTTGACGTTGGTAAACGCCCCCGCCACCGTTGGGTTGGCGTACAAGACGTCGCCGACGTTGAACGCGCTGGTGTCAATCCCGCTGACCTCACCCCACACGCAACACAGACCAGTAGATCCGCTGTCGGGTATCTGCTCGGCCAGAACGCCGAGGATGTACAGCGTCGGCGTACTGCCGTCGGCAAGATACGGTGCAACTGACAGCACGTTGTTGGAGCCTACGCCCGCAAACCCCACCACCGTGCCCTTGGGCATGGTGACGCCAGTGCTGTTCTGCACGACGGTGTATTGACGCAACGCAGCGTCTTCGATTGACGACTGCAGCAGTTCAAAGAAGCGGAACCAAGCGCGGGTGGTCAGCGCCCCTGCATCCACCAGCGGGTCACGCGAGGCCGGTACGCGAGGGGCCAACTGCATGTCAGGCGCTCGTTGGAGACATCAACACCTCGGCCCCCATGATGGCGATCTTCACCGGGTCCGTTCCGCTAATCTCGTACACACGGTCGCGCAGCTTAAGCGTCATGCCCAACCGACGCCAGAACACGCGATGGTAATACTCACCGGTCTTACCCATGTTGGCCCAATGTTCGTTAGACCAGGTGTGTCCACCGTCGTCGCTCCAACGCAACATGACTTTGGGGTCAACGCCCAACACGTCCCCAGAGTTAGTAGACGAAATGAAATCGTCGTTTTCCAACAACAGAAAGTCGCTATCTTCGAGCAACAGCAGAAACGTCTGAGAATTTAGGGCGCCGACACCTGCTTCGCAGTCAAGCTGCAGCGTATGGTGCGCCGTGCGCCGCAAGTCGTTCTGGCCGGTAGGCAGCGCTCGCCACGAACGCAACCATCGCTGAGTGGCGTTGTCGTCGCTGTAGATCTCTGGGTCAAAAGCGTACACAAGGCCATTCAACCAGTCGCCGACCAAAATCTGGTTGTTGAAGTTAGCCTGGCAGTTGCTACGGTGACGCACAAACCTCACACCGTCCCACCCCGCACGCTCATGCCATGCGCCAGTGGTGACGTCGTAGCACCACGTTGCGTTGGCGGTCGGGAACGTGAGGATGTAAAACAAGTGGCCGTCTTGCTGGTACGAGTACCCGATGGCGTCGTTGATGACGTCGTACTGCTGGATCTGCCACTCGATAGCGTGCGTGCTGATGCGCTGGGCGTTGTAGCCGTTGTTGCGGTAAACGATGCCGTTGCCGCGGATGTCGGACCCCAGCCAGAACACCGAGTTGTCGAGTTTGGCCACGCTGTACGGCGCCGCGCAACCAACCTCCATGAACGCGCCTGCGATGCGAGCAAGCGGAAAATCGGCCAGGCCGGCGTTGTACCAGACCTCGACCGTGCTGGTGCCAAACAGCCACACTTCGCGGTGGTTGACGTTCAGTGCCACTACGTCGTCGGGGTTGCCTTCAGCGCTGGCAAAGTCCAACGGGTCGATCTGCGTACCGTCGTTAAGCGACGTCACCCAGAACCGCTGGCTGTTGGGTTGGTTGAAGACAAAGTAGCCGTCGAGGTAGCCGACAGTCACGGCGCCGGGAAAATCCGGGTCGGTGATCTGCTCAAAGACGCCGGTGCTGGCGTTGTAAATGAACCCGCTGGGGTTGCAAGCGACAAACAACTGCGTGCCGTTGTCCACCATGCTGACTGGCCCGCTGCCGTCGATGTAACCGAGAAACGTGGTGTTGTAGTTGCCGTCAGCCCGGTACAACTCGCCGCCAGACGCAACGTACAGATAATCGCCGAACTTCCACAGCCCGCGTATCGGGCCTTGACCAACCGTAACGACCGAACGCAAACCAGCGCACCGCTGCAGAAACGCCGGTTCTTTGCCGCCTTCCAGCACAACTTCCGGAAACAGGTTCACCATGCGGCTGTCCGCAGCGTTGACGCTGCGGGCCACATAGCTGGAGCCAAGGATCGGCGTCTTCACAATCAGTAGTTCCCGGCGTACACGTTAAATTTTTGTCTCGTCGCGATCAGCGAGTACGGCAGGCTCATGATGTCGTCCGGGTTGTTGATGCGCTTCAGGTTGCGCTTGGACGTCATGGCGATGCGCACAACCTGCGGCGGGGGCTGCACACCAAACTCAGGCGCAATCTCCATTGCCAAGTTGTAGACAAACGCCCGCAGGTAGCCTGGCGGAAACGACAGCACCGTGGACAGCGTGGCCGGCTGCGTCAACTCTTTGACCGAGATGAAGTGCCACTCCAGCAGCCGCGTGGGCACTGGGTAGATGTACATCTCGATGTTGGGGTAGGTCATGTTGACCCATAGCACCTGCGGATACGTTGACGTGACCGTCTTGACAGCAATACCGTCGTACTGCTGCTGGTTGATCAGTTTGATGCCAAAGCTGACGTTTGTGCTGGGATCGCGGAAGTACGTCGCGTCGTCCAGCAAAATGGGGCGGTTGCCCACAAAGTCGCCCGTAGGCCCCAGCGTGCGGCTGATTGTGCTGGTAGGCCAACTGAAAACCTGATCTTGCGTCGAAAACACAGACAACCGCTCTGTGTTCCACGACTCAATCATCTGATTCAGCGCCGTCAGCGAATCTTGCATGACGGCAGCAGAAGACGTCTCGCCCTCTGCTAAAACGCCCAGCAAACGCAGGGCGCGATTGATTTGATCACCCGCCGTCGTTGACATGCTCGGGCTCCTTTCGAGGGCGTCCGCGTCTGGGAAGTTGGTTTAGAAACGCAGGCTCAACTTCTTCGCCCGGAGTATACCGCTCCCACCCGCTACGCTCATCGTACTGCGCCTCCATTTCCATCGTCGCCACCTTGGCGCCGTGGATGGGGTGTCTCATGTAAATGATGGGCATGGAAAGAAGGGGGCCGAAGCCCCCTTTGGCTTAGGACGCCATCACAACCCAGTTCGTGCCGTCTTCACAAACCAGCATCGCCCAGGCACCAGCGGTCGCGGCGAGGATCGCCGTGCCTGCGGTGCCAGAGTTGGCGGGTTTGACGTTAGACGACGCCGAGATGACCGTGTAGGTGCCCGACAGGTTCTTGATGACTACCACGCGACCGATGTTCTCGGCACCGCTTGGCAGAGTGACCGTGACGTTAGCCGCAGCCCCGTTGCAGATGACGAAGTTCTCCTCACCGCCCAGCGTAAAGCCTGCCGTCTTGGTGACGGGAGCGTTGAGGAAGAGCGTCGAGATTGCCGGGTCGGAAAACGCCACGCCGACAGATTTGGTATTCGGCATGGTGTTCTCCTAGTTTAGGCTACGCGGTACAGGGTCCAGGCGCCGGCTGCGCTCTTACGAGCAAGCAGCGTAGCGCCGGTCGTCACGGGGACGACCATGGTCAGCGAACCGGTGATCGTCCAGCCCGTGTTGGTGGTGATCGTGGCGGTGCCCGAAGACGTGCCAAGATTGACCAGACGGAAAATGAACGAGGTGCCCACCTTGTCTGAGTTGATCAGCACGTTTTCCAGATCAGCCACCGTCGGCAACGTGTACGCCACGTTGGCGGTGATGCCGCTGTTGACCAAAATCAGGCCGTTCAGAACTTGAGCGGCAGTGAAAGTGGTCGTGGTGGTAGCCGTGACTGGATCAGGGATCGCGTCGATCAGCGGTTCGTTGAGGTTGCCGTCGCCGACTTGATAGCCGCCGCCGCCATTAGGGAGTGCCATGATTGAGTTTCCTTTCAGTGTTCAGTTGTAAGACTGGGGGCCGTAGCCCCCATTGTCATCAGCCCCAAAGACGGCAGGCCATCTGCGGACGGATGGTGCTGTAGCCATACAGCACGTCGATCCGGCAAGGCATGCGGTCGTTGTTGATGTCGTACTGACGCACGACGCGCAGGCTGATGCCATTGTGAACGGCACGGCTGGCCATGTCCACGCCTTGCGGCAGGAGCAGGTCGGCGGTGGCGAACGTGATGGCATCCTTGTGGTACACCAAGTTCTGAGCGTACTGCGTAGACGCAGCACCCACGAACACCACAGCCTTGCTGTTGCCAGGCAGGCTGTTGACGGTGGCCAGAGCGCTGCTGGCCGAGTACATCGGAGCCACGGTCACAGTGACGGCGGTGCCGCTGGCGGTGACGTCAGCCAAAACCACGAACTGGAACAGCGAGCCGGTGGACTCACGGGTCTGCGGGTTCACCGCAAAACAGTCAGCCACAGTGAACACGTCACCAGCGCGGATGGTGGCACCAGACGCCACGGTCAGCGCGATGGAGGTCGCGCCTTCAGCGGTAACCGCTGCAGAGGTGGTGTTGCCGGTAGCGCCGCGAGTGCCGGTCGTGAACTGCTTGATCGACTGAGACATGTTGACTTCTTCGAAGCCAAGCACGCCAGTGCCCATCATGCCGTTCTTGAACTGCTTGCTGATGGTGTCGGTCGGATTGAACAGACCCTTCATGCCTTCCACCAGACCGGCGTTGGCAGCCGGGTTGACGGTAGCGTAGCGGGGCGACATCACAGCGGCGTTCTCGTTGAGCTTCTGCTGAGCTTGCAGCAGAACCAGCGAGGTGGCCGGCGTGGTGCCAGGTGTGCCGACCGAGTTGCCGATGGTGCGGAAGGCGTTGGCGACGTCAGCGTCAATGCTGGCGGCCAACTGGCTGATACGAGGCTTCAGCACACGATCAGCGAAGTCATCCAACTGCATCGTCAGCTCAGCGGACGTGAAGTTCACGCCGATGTGCTTCTGGTTGTTGACCGTCAGGGTCGTGAACTGCTCGTTGTCGTCCTGCACTTGCAGAGCGGCGCCGTCAGTCACCAGAGCGCGGTCCGGCAGGCGGATGCGCAGCGTGGAGCCGATCTTGGCTCCTTCGACAGCAAAACTGTCGTCGTACTGGCGGTTCACATTGCGCGTGATCACCAGGTTGTTTTCCAAGATCTCCAGGGCCTTCCTGGTGATCATGTCAATGGTCAGAATACTATTGGCCACAGCGGGCTCCTTTCAGATTTAGCGATTTGCCTGTGCTTGCATCTTTCGCATCTGGCGTGCTCGTTCAGCTTCAATCCATTCCGACGTACTCATGTTCTTGATGGAACGCGGGTCAGTCGTGTCAAATGACGGGTTGTTGTTGCTGCCACGGGCCGTTACAGGTGTGATGGGTGCTGGCGCAGATGTGGTTCGTTTGACGGGCGGATTGTCGGCCAGTTTGGCTTCAATTTTCCCAATTTCCTTGGCTTGCAGGATGGGCGGTAAGCGAGCGATACGTTCCGTTTCCTTGACATTGGTGCCGAGGTAGTACGCTACTTCAGGGCCAACGTCAGATGCGCGGATGGTGTCAGCCATGACGGTCGTGATTGGCAACTTGGGGTTGTACGCGACTTGCTCGAAGTCTTGGTACTTGTCCCTAGCTTGCTCCTCACGGTCGTGATAAGCCTCCAGCAGTTCGGTGTGCTGCTTGTGCATCTCCCGCTGTGCCAGTAGCTGCTCGGCCTTCTGAACTGCCAGCGCTTCCGCGTAGGCTTCAGTCGATTCAAACTGCTCTGCAGACGGTAGTTGCCTAGACTGCTCAGCCACGGGCTGCTGTGCCCGTTGACGCTCCCACTTACGCTGCTCTCTATCAAGCCGTTTCCTGACGATGGCGTCCAACTCTTCTTGAGTAAACGTCTTCGTCTGTTGTTCGACTTCCGGCTCAGTACCCTGTTGCTCTACAGGACTCGCTTCCGTAACTGCCGTGGGTTCCGGTGCGGCTGGTGCGGCGTCGATCTCCGCTGCGACTTCTTGGCTCATGTATGGGCCTCAAGAAAACCTGGTCATCGGGCCAGTACGCTTCATAGTACCACCGTTCATAAAACGGTGGCAAGCCCGGGCGGCTGCTGTTGCGCTCACCCTAGGTAAGTAATCGTCAACGATTGGTTATTGACGATGGTGTAAGTCACACCCGGGGTGACCGCAACATTGGTGAACGTAGTGGTCGGCGCTGTGGGGGTGGACGGATTGCCTCCAGGAAAAGTTCGAGAGAATGCTGTTGTGCTGGCACCGGTTGTTCCTGGGATCAACACAAAGATACCTGTCGAATAAGCAGAAGCAGGACTGCTTGTTAAATCGATCAGTTTTGTAGCACTTCCAGATGTAAATCCGCCGTAATTAACGCTTGGTGAGGATTTGTAATAGTATCCGGCTCCGTAGTCATTTGTGTTTTTCTCTAACTGTCCCGTGGTTGGGTAATTCGTAAAGTATTCTAAAAACGGATTGCTGGATAAATACGTTCCTGGCGGTGCTGTAGCAGAAATGGCTGCAACTCTGCTGTTGTATAAAGATGTTACTTCGTTATAAACATCGCCGACGGTTGTGGTGGAACTGGTTGTAGGATGCCCGGGGTCAAAAGGATACCCTACAAAAACACTAGCTAAATAATTGTATCCAGTAGAACTATCCCAAAAATCAGCTGTGCCGTTAGCACCTTTACCAACAGCCGTACTGATATTAGCTACTCCCGCAGGAGCAGTCCAACTGGAAGTTCCGGCAGGAAACGTAACAGTGATTAAACGCAATCCTGCGGTGTTAGAACTGAACATGCGTTACACCGTGTAGTTTTGACCGCCGTTGCTGCCGTACCAGTTGGTGCCGTCAGCGGTAAAGACGTACTTGTCGAGCCTGCTGGCCGTGCTGGTGATGGTCGGCGCGGTAGCGCTGGGCCACTTGACTGCAGCAGGCCAGGTCACTGTGCGGCTGCCAGTAACGTCTTGCTTGAGCAAGATCATGAAGGACTTGCCGGCGGTGGCAGTTGGGAACGTGAACGTGCAGTTGCCCGTCAGCGTCAGGATCTGAATTGTGCCATCCGACAGGTTGATGGTGTACGCGGTGCCGGTGTTGGCGGTGTTGACCTTTTCCTTGTAGTCGCCGCCCAAATCGAACTTGGCCGCAGGGCTGGCCACACCAACTCCAAAGTTGGTGCCGTTGTAGACCAAATCGGCACCAGACGCGGGAATCTTGCTGGCGTCAAGGTACACAACACCGTTCGCCGTTCCCGCGGAAACCGGTGCCACTTGGTATTGACCGACCGTTATTTTCTTCGACCCTGCGACACCGGCAGACGAATCTACGATGTACAGCAAGTCCGCGCCGACTACATCGGCACCACTGAGCGCCGGAAGATCAGAGATTTTTTGGTTGGCCATGATTTACGCCCACACGCGAAGAGGGGTTACGGGAGGTGGTGTTACCACAAACACATCCAACTCAGGCGCTGGCCCGATGTTGCGCACGTTGGCATGGTAGCCCGTGTACGGCAGCGGCTTGTAGTTCTCAGGCACCGGATCAGGCGCAGGCTCGTAGATCGTGCCGATCATGTCGGTGGCGGTGTACTTGGGGATCAGCATAGTTGTCGGCGCATCGGGATCAATCGCCCCAACCACAATCGGCCATGAGTCCAACACTTCCATGCCATCTTGTAGCGTGGTCGTGGTGTAGTCCTCAAAGTTGCTGTCAGCATCGCCTTTGATCAAGTAATTAGTAACTTCGACATCTTTGCGTACCTGCTGATGAGTGATTGGTACTAATTCGTACAGGACCGAATAGGCCTCTTCCTCATCAGCGAAGACCACCATGTAGTCGCAGTAGCCCTCTTGGACGATGGGCTCTGCTGGGGCTTCAGCAAGCACCTCGGGAGGTGCTTCTAGCGTGTCAAAGGTGTCGGTCATGCTGTGATGCTCACCAAAGTTGCGTTAGGCAGGCGCGTGGGGTAGTAGCTGATGGAGCGGACCCAGCCGTTTAGCCAGTTTGTTGCTGCAACGTCATAGATATTGCCGATTAACAAACGATTTACAGTAGCAATACTGCCAGATGTGTCAGTCAATGCTGCACCACCATTGACACTAGCCGCAAAGTCATTTGCCTTATAACCAAATGCGGAAGTAAACACCGAGCTATTAGCCGCCGCACTGTTCACCACAAATTCTGCTTGCAAGACACCGCCGGTTAGCATGTAGTTAACAACCGCGTTGTTTGTAGACAAAACGTAAGTTCCAAAACGGTTGCTTGTAGTTCCATCCGATATGCCAACCACTCCGTTACCAGCAGCACGCAGCCCAAAGCAACTTGCCTCGCTAGAGATTGTTCCCTCAGTCGCATTGAACCAAGTCGAGAAGTTATCCCCCAGCATCGACGCATTGTCCGCTGCTCGGGTGACTTGGGAGGCTACTGTGGGGATGTAGCTGGTGGCAAAGGAGCCTGCTTCTAGTTGAGCGCCCCAGAGCCCAAGCCTATCGGTCGTTGCAAAAACAATCCCGCCAGTTGCACCGAAATAGCAAGTTATTGAATTTCCAACGCTAATAATTTCAGACCCACTGTTTGTATACGCGATCCGATACCAATCGTTTCCAACATTAGTAGAAGTCCACCCCAAGCCAGAAATTGCTCCTGTTAGTGTGGAGAAAGAACCCGCTACAAAATTAGTTCCTGTTGTGTCATTCCGCATTAAGAACGTAAATGTATTTCTTGTGCTAGAAAGTCCGACTTTGACGTAGACGGTAAAAGTCATTGACGTTCCGGTCGCGGTGGCGTTTGTAGTCCATGTAGCAACTCCACCACCCGTGCCACTAATTACACTGCCCGTCACAGTTCCGTCTGGCGCAACCAACTGATCTGCCGCTCGGGTGCCATTAGAAAAAGAGACACCAGACAGACTGCTGCTGTTCAAAAACAAATTTGTTGACTGTTGCTCAATCAGCAGCCCGTTAGCCGCCAGCGTCGTCGGGTTGTAGTCAAACCTCGGGCCGTAGTAGGCCGTGCTGGTGGGCGCTGCTTGCGGGTTGTAGACGTAGCTGTCTACGCTGGCGCTGTTGCTGAGCTGGGCTCCCCAGACATAAATGCCACTGGTGCCGTCGCCGGTGTAGGTCACCGTTCCGCCGCTCAAGAGATAGAGCACCACGCGCCCGTTCACAGTTGCGCAAGTGCGGACTAAAGACAGCCTCCACCATCCGCCACCGACGCTCGTTGCAGTTGCCGTAGCACCGGATGCAATGTTTGAAACTGCGCCCGTCAGCAAATCAAAGTCTGCACCAACCAAATCGTTGTCGGTCAGCCTAACTGCTGTGCGCTCACCAGCCTTGACATAAATGGTATTTGCACTTGGTCCAGTTGTTGGGATGGTGACTGCGCTGCCATTAAATACACGGTGCGTAGTAGACGCAGCCGTATCCTCAACCAACTTATCCGCCGTCCGAGTCCCGTTCGGATCGCTGTACTGCACCGCCGCAGCAGCAGAGGTCGTGACTTGGTAATCGCCGGGGACGGAGCCGAAGACCAACTGCATCTTGCCGCAGGTAACCCCGTTGACCGCTACCCCGGAGATGTTGCGGACCCTCAAAATGGCATTGGCATCGACCAGCGTTCTGGTGACCGTGTACCTTGTCGGCGTCGAAGTGAGCGTGATGGTGGTGGCCGTAGTTCCAAACGCGCCTGACCCGTCAACAACGCAGATTTGAATTGTCCCAGAACCTGCAACTTCAACAGATGCAGTCATCGTAGAGCCCGCTGCTGCTGTAACACCGGCCTCGTACCCACTACCATAGGTGCTTGTGAAGTTGAACGTATTGCTGTTTACTGCCGTTCCACCACCAAGTTTTGACCAGTATCCGTTGGATACGTCCTCTGACCAAAATACCAAGTTCGTCTGCACGAACGAGTTGCTCTTCGTCCACGCCGCATTGTCAAACTCCTGCGTGAAGCCAAGGAGATTTTTGGGTGTTGTGCTGTTATAGCTCGGCGGCAGATAGATGCTGCTGGTCGTTGCTACATAGGGCAGAGCAGTGGAGCCGGTGTTGAGTTGAGCGCCCCAGATGAAGATGCCAGAGGTTCCGTCGCCAACGTAATCCCGCGTAGTTCCTGAACCGAGACCAAAAGTCAAAAACCTACTAGAAGCAGTGCTAGTTGCCGTTTGAGTAAACGAACACCTGTACCAACCATCTCCAACATTCGTGATAGTTGCGCCTGTTCCGCTAAGAACTGCTCCGCTCTGTAGATCAAAAAACGCGGACGGTCCTCCGCTAAATGCTGCGGATGGAAAATCAAGCCTAAAGGATCGACTGCCTGATCGGTTTTTTACATACGCCGATGTTGTGTATGTAGTGCCAGCCGTAAAATCTAAAGAAGACGCTCTATATATGCCGTGGTTTGTTACAACGGTGTCAGAAGACTCAAAAACAGAGTCAGCAGTTAATGTCCCATTCGGCGCTATTACTGTGTTTGCTGTGACGGTCGTGTTGAGTCTTGTCCACACGGCATCATCAAACTGCTCCGAAAACGTCAGCAGATTGACCGGCGCGTTGGCTACGTTGAGTTGGGCTCCCCAGATGAAGATGCCGGAGGTGCCGTTGCCCGTATAACTGAACGTGGTGGCGTCAGTCATCGTGTACGCACGGAAACTGTTACTTGCTGCTGTGCAAGTTCCGTATATGGTGCAACGATACCAACCGTTACCAGCGTCTGAAATAGTCGCTTCTGCTTGAGGCACACCGGCAACAGTTCCAGAAACCGTGCCATTAGACAGATTAAACACCCGCCCAAAATTGGCAGTGGCGCTCCAAAGCAAAACGAAAGAACGCTCTGCTGCTTTTAGATAAACGCTGTAAGAGTGCGGAATGGCCGCCGTTGTAACGCTTTGAGCGGTGTAGTGAGAGTTTAGCGTTGCATCTTCAATCAGCTTGTCTGCCGTAGTCGTCCCATCCGGCGCGACAGCAGCATTAGCAGTAATGCTTGCGTTCGTTTTCGTCCACGCCGACGCCTCAAAGTCCTCCGAGTTCGTCAGCAGGTTGTGCGGCGCGTAAGCAACCCGGCCATTGCTGTCCGTCAGCGTGGCGTTGCTGGTGCGGGAGAAGGTGATGCGGGGGTCGAGGGTGGTTGCCCCGGCAAACGTCAGATCAAGCGACGCGTAACCAGGCGACCAGGCGTTGATCCCAGCCGAAGACCCAAGGCCAATCGGCAAGCCATTTCGAATAGGAATGCCGAAGAAGGGCATATCAACTCACTGGATGTTGATGGGCTTGGCGTACACGCTGCCGCCGGCGGAGATCTGAATGGCGCTCACACGCCAAGTGGCCCCCGTGCCAGCAGGCACCGCAAACGGAATCGGCGTGTTAGACGGGATCGGAGTGTCCGACGTTGTAGCCGTCACACCCTCACCCACACATACATACGCGGGCGAGGTGGTCCAGATCACCACGCCTTGAGGGCCAGCAGGCCACCCGGTCGTGCTGGCCGCAGTGCCGGTAAACGCTGCAGTCTGAGCAGCAAAAGAGGAGTCAGCCAGGGGTTTCAACAGTTCCATGATGTGTCCTTATGCGAGGAACTTGAGTTTGTACAACGTGGACAGGTACTGCCCAACGATCTCGTCGATGATGTTCTGCAACGGCGTGTCGTCTTTCTTGCAACACTCGTAGCGCATCTTTTCGACTTCGGACAGCGAGTCCTCAAGGAACTCCACGATGTTGCCCGTTTTCTTGGCGCTCATCAAGGTGATCGGACCAATCAGCCCGTGCCTACCCTGATACGCCTCGGCGAACTTGTCGGCCAAGTCAATGATGCCGTCGTAAAACTCGTTGAGCGCCGAATGCTTGGAAAACGACCGGGTGTTGAGGTGGGCTGAATGGGCCACGTCGCGGGCCAGAAACAGCGTGCCGATAAAGTCAGCGCAACTCATTGGATCTGCCCTTCCATCGGCATCGCAGGCATCTCAGCCGCACGCTGGTTGACCACCATGTCACCGACCGTCATTACGTCGCGTAGCGTCTGCATCACGACCTCCTGCACCTGCTCAGGCTGCATACCGTTTGCCACCGCCTGCAGTCGCCGTGTCTCGGCCTCGTAAGCCTTGACCTCGGCGTCCGTCTCGGCCTTGAACTTGTCGATCTCCAGCTTCTGGGCTTCCATCGACTGATTGACACGCTGAAGCATACCAGCCATCTGCTGCATTTCCTGCGCCATCGCCTGCATCTGCTGATTGGCCGCCTGCAGCGCCGGGTCTTCGTCCGAGTCACCGATGATCTTCGGATCGATAGTCTTGGCAAACCGCTTGGCAAGCTCCTGAGCACCCGGCCAGTCCATGTTCTTGACGAACAGGTCGCCGGCCACGGCCCACAGTTGCGGGTTGGTCTGCAGCAGTTGAGCCATCGCTTCCAGTGCCTCTTGACGCTTGGTCGCGTAGCCCGGACCCGTCACAACCACCACGTCGTATTTGCCGACGCTGGGGTTGTAAATCTTGTCAATCACGATGCCCTGCTCGTTGACAATCTTGCGCACCGGCTCTGGCTGCATGGGGTTCATCCGCACCATGCTCGACTCGCCATCCTCGCCAATGATGCGGGCGATCCGTTCGGTGTCGTAGATCTTGGGGATCAGATCCACCAGTTGGCGAGTAACATGACGCACAGCCCGAGCCAGATTATCAACATAGTGGTACGTCCCGGTGTCGCCCTCGCGCTGGCGGGCCAGAATGGCCTTGCCTGAGCGCTCGTTGCCCTCTAGACCCAGCGAGGCGTTGTACTGGCCTGTGGTGCCCTTGATGTCCTCTGCGGCCCCCATCTTGGCCTGAATCAGGCCCGTCTGGGCCATCGGCGGCATGGCACGCTGCGGCAGGGGCAGCACGCTGCCCGAGCCGTCAGTCACGTCAGGGTTGACCTCAAGGTACGGCCAGTTCTGGGTATTGGCAGTCTTCCACTGCATCTCATACCCTTCAAACTGACCGCCGTAGCCGAT